ATATCAGAAGTGGACAATTTGACCACATCTATACCAAATAATAAAAATATAATAAAAAATAATAATATATCATCTCATTCATCAAATAATAATATTATATATAGCGAGCAAATGCTTGATAATGATGAGCGAGTGATTGAAGAGGCTAACAAGAATATTAGTTCTCGGAAGAAGTACAACACACAGTACTTCAAAGATAGCTTTGGGTATTCCCGAGTCAGTAAGAATAAAAGAGTAGAGCTTGATAAATGGATTAAGTATGCAGTTGATATTTGTTTAATGCCGCCTGATACAAGACTTCACATAGGAAAACAGAGTGTAAAAGCTAGTGAGGTAGTAGAGAGATTAACGAAGTTAAGGCATGAACATATTAATTATATTTTTTCTAGATTAAGTCAAGTTAAGTATCCTACAAATCATCAGAATTACATGTTAGCAGTCCTGTTTAATGCTAAAGATCAATACGAGAGTAGTATTTCAACATTTACAGGGGGCAAGAATAACATCCCTGGTAAATACGTTGTACCTGTTCCAGATTATTTAAAAGATAGGATAGCTGGTAAGAGTAAAACAAAGGAGGAAAGAGTAGTTACTGATGAAGATGAAGAAGCATACAAGGAAATGATGAGTGAATTAACAAAAGGAAAAGAACGCAATGATGTTTAGTGATAATTTCTAACAGGAGGTTATCGATTTGGAATTTGTAGAACCACTTAGGACACAAGAAGAACTAGATGCAATGAATTATTATTTTAAAAGTAGAAGTGAGCGTGATTACTTACTTTACTACATGGGAATAAATGTAGCTTTTAGAATTAGTGATTTATTAGGATTAAAGGTTGGTGATGTAAGAAACAGGGATAAGATAAGAAGGCGTGAAATGAAGACTGGGAAGTTAAGAGAAATGGTTGTATTACCTAAATTAAAGCGTGTGTTAGATGATTACTGCATGGATAAAGAAGATGAAGAATACTTGTTTAAATCGACACGATATAAGAACTCTAACAGACCAATAACAAGGACACAAGCATACAGGATATTAAAGACTGGTGCTAAAGAGTGTGGGATAAAGAATATAGGTACACATAGTTTTAGAAAGACATTTGGTTATCATTTTTACAAAGAAAGTAAGGATGTAGTAACACTCATGAAATTATTCAACCATCATGATCCTAGTATTACATTAAGATATATTGGAATAGAACGTGATGAGATGAGTAAAGCTGTTAAAAAATGGGGTGGCTTATAGACATCATTTTTAAAAAAATCTATTATGTAACCAATAAGGGAAACATTACATAGGTAAAAATGCAATGTATTTAAAATACTGATAGCAGTAAGGTTTGAAGATATTAACTAAATGTAACACTTTATAAGATATGATACATATTTATTATATAAATTAATCACTCACTCATTCATTCAAAATATAAATTAAGGAGAAGAATTAATGATTAATAACGTAGTTTTAGTAGGAAGACTAACAAGAGATTTAGAATTAAGATATACTACATCAAATAAAGCAGCTGTTAATTTTACATTAGCGGTCAATAGAAACTTTAAAAATGAAAGAGGAGAATTTCCAGCAGATTTTATAGGTTGTACTGCTTATGGGAAACAAGCGGAGAATATGGCACGATTTCTAAATAAAGGAAGTTTGATTGGTGTAGAGGGTAGAATTTCCACAAGGAATTATCAAGGAAAAGACGGAAAGACAGTATATATTACAGAAGTGATTGCAGACAAAGTTAACTTCTTAGAGAGTAAAAAACAAGGGAATAACAACCAACAAGCATATCCAGAGACAAGTAATGTTACAGATTTCTATGATTTTAATAGTGAGTATAATCCATTTATGGAGCAATAATTAATATGTTTTCTTGGAAAGGATAGAATTAAAAATGGGAAAGAAGAAAATCATTAGAAATAATTTCAGTTTAACAAAGCCAGGTCAGAAGAAATTGACAAAACGGGAAGCAATAGATCTAACCATAAACGAAATAGAAGAGAGCTACACTAAAAGATTAAATACAGAAGTTAATATAAAAGTAGCAGATTTCATTGGTGACTTTTGTTTAGCATTAGCATGGAGCTTAAGACATAATCATAATTACGGAGCTAAAAGAATTGAACGTGCTATTAGAGAATTATTTGAAGTAGTAAGTGATGCAAAAATGAAAGAAGCTGGACAGATACTATTTGATATGAGTGAGATTAAAGAACAACTTTTAGTTGAAACTGGATTAGATATAGAACCTGTAATAGTAGAAGAAGTTAACAAGCATTTAACAAGGGTAAAGGAGTTTAAGGAAAATGAATAAAGTTGTAACTATTAAAGAAATGATTGAAACTATTAAAGAAAAAATGAACTGGAGCGAAGCTATTTTGGCAATCGAGCTAGGAGTAGATTCACAGAATTTATTAGCATGGAAAAAAGGAAGAACGCCACGATCTAAAAACTATAAGAGATTAAAAGAAATATATGAAAGTTTAAGTGAAGATGATACCAAAGATGAATTATCATTGAAGTTTAAACAAACAGAAAATAATATATTAGAAGCACTTTCTGATGTGGATAAAAATTTATTAGAATTACAAAAAACGCTTAATGAAGAGCGTTGGAGTGTAGCATTTACAGAAGCAAATATTAAAGCATGGGTAAATAAAAAGAAACATTTAGAAAACAAATTAAAAGTAATAAGAGAAGAATGGGGAGAAAACAATGTATAAAAAGTCAATGTTTAAAAATGCTAAAAGAGTAGACGTTATAGAAACAACTCCTGACAAAGTGGAAAGTTATATTAAAGCTTATAAACGCGGAGAAATAATAGATTTACCACCACTAGCAGAAAACGAGGAAATAAAAGAAATCAGTATTATTGGAGGGACAGCTATTATTTATGTTGATGATGTAGGAGGAGAACATGGCAAGGAATAAATTAATAGATCTAAATAATCATTTATTTGAAGCATTAGAAAGAATTAATGATGAAAACTTAAAAGGTGAAAGTTTACAAGAAGAAATGGCAAGAGCAAAAACTATTACAACTATAGGGAATACGATTATAAATAATGCAGGCTTAGCATTAGAAGCAGAAAAATATAAAAATGACTTCGGTAAAGGAGTTTCCTTGCCATTAATGATTGAAAATGCGAAATAGTGGAAGTTTTAAAAAAGGACATATTCCCTGGAATAAAGGCGTAACTGGGTACATGGGAGCTAACAGAACAAGCTTTAAAAAAGGACATACACCAGCACGTTTTAGAGAATTGTATTCTGAAAGAACAAGTGTAGATGGAATAGTTGAAATAAAAGTAGAAAGAAATAAATGGATATCCAAACATAGATATGTATGGGAACAACATCATAATAGAAAAGTCCCGAAAGGTAAGGTGGTGATATTTCTAGATGGTAATAAAACTAATTTTGAGATAGATAATTTAAAACTAATATCTAGAGGAGCATTATTAATCTTAAATAGAAAATATAGACACATACTAAAAGATAAAGAATTAATGAGATCATGTGTTGATTTAAGCGAATTAATATACGCAATAGGTAAGAGAAAGAAAACAGAAGAGGATGAAAACTAATGTAGATAAGCTAATGAGAGAGAAAGAAATAACTAACAAGGAGTTAGCAACATTAACAGGATTACATGTTAAAACAATACGTGAAGTACGTAAGGGATTAACAATGACAAGGTATAGTACATTAAGAAAAATATATAAAGTATTAAAGGAGATTAAAAATAATGATTAAAAGAGTAATAAAAATTGAAACAACAAAAGAAATGGTAGCAAATGATATTAATGAATTAATTACAGGAAGTGACATAGATCAAGAGCCATTAGGGGATAATGAATATGTAGTAGATGTTCAAGTTTTAAATGTGAATGAAACATTAATAGCATTAGTTAAGATAGGAGAGAAATAATGGATCTTAAAAGTTTAGGTTATGAAGTTAGAGAAAGTCGAATAGAAGATATATTAAGAGAAATAAAAGAAGTTATATCAAACAAAGATATAAGGTTTATAAAATTATCAGATATTCACGGAAGAGATATTTATATTAATACTAATGAGATTATATCAATTCAAGAAGATTCTGAAGATATAGATAAAGGAACAATAACAAATATTACCGCAAGATGGGGGATGTTGTTAGTATTAGCAGCACCTGAAGAAGTATTAGATGCTATTAAAAAAGCAGCTGTATAGAAAATAATAGAGTAGAAAAAGGAGAAAATAGATGAAGAAGATAATATTTACAATAACAACATTACTAATGATTTTAGTATTTGGAGGGTATGCATCAGCTAATGAAATTAAGGTAGAAAATCCTGATGTAAAAGTAACAACAAGAGGGGATAGATTTAGTCCTGTAAATGTTGAATATAAAACGAAGTTTAGCGACGATTTAAAAATTAATAGTGGGGATAAGGTAATATTCAACCTACCACAAGAATTAAATTTACAGACTAGTTATAATTTCGATGTAAAAGGAACAGAAGGAAATGTAGTTGGTAAAGCAACAGCGAGTGTTGAGAATAACAACGTAACAACAGTGTTTAACGATTATTTTGCAAATAAACCATTAAATAAGAGTATGCAGCTTTCTTTAATGACAGTTTGGAATAAAGAGAAAGTTACAGGAACTGAAACAACAACATACGATTTAAATTTTAACGGAACTATTGTAACAACAAAAGTAGACAAAGACGGAGTACCTGATCCACAAGAAATAGTGACTAAGTGGGGAACTCAAAACGGAGATACTATTAATTGGGCTGGAAGAGTTAATTATAAAAAAGCTAACCTAACAAACGTTACAATTACTGATAAATGGGATTCTAATCAGGAATATGTTCCAGGTAGTTTAAAAGCTAGAATTTTATCAAGTATAGATCCATGGACAAAAATCGGAGAAGTAGCAAAAGAGAACATTGAATTTAATTCAAATGGATTCACAATTAAATTACCTGCATTAAATGAGATTGTGTCTTTAGAATACTCAACAAAAGTTAAAGACTTAACTAAAAACCCAACTAATAACTTACGTGTTCAAGCAGACAACAATGTAGACTGGGATAAAGATGTTGAAGTACAAATCGCTAAAGGAACAGGAAATGTTGAGGGAGAAAATAAACCAGTATTTGAGATTCCAAATGAAGCACCTAAATACGAGAAGCCAGAACTTAACATTGATTATATACCACTAATGCCACCTGCACCAGTTGTAGAAAAACCATATCTTGATATTACTGATATTCCTATGATGCCACCAGCTCCAATTTTAGAATTACCAGAGCTAGAAATTCCAGAGCAACCTAAAGAAACTGAAAAACCAAAAGAGAAAGAAGTAGTTAAAGTTGTTAAGGAATTTAAAAAGGAAAACAAACAAGCTAAAGTTAAAAAATTAGCAAACACAGGATTAAAAAATGATGATTTAACATTATTAGTAATATTAATGATGGCAGCAGCATTAGTAATTAAACGTGAGAAATTAAGTTAAAAAATGTAAAAGAGGTGTTGTGCTAATGAAATATAAAGTAATAGATTATGTTTCTAATGTAGAGGAAGTAGAATTCGGAACGTGTGAATTGTGTTTTCACACAGGATATGCAGAACAAGGATACTTGGTTATTGAAGATGAATTAGGTAAAAAAGAAGACATACCATTATGTGAATGGGATTGGGGAGATTGTTATGAGATTTACATAGACAATGTAGTAGATTTTTCTCATTGGTTATCACAAAAAAACGAGCCACCACTAGAAGAAATAGATAACCTTTTTTCATGGTTATCAAATTTAGTAAGTGATTACCATGAGGAAAAAAGAAAAAATAAATTAAAACATTACAAATTAAAAATTATATTTACAAATAGAGAAACGCTTGATGAATTGGTAGATGAAGAAACAATAAGAGACTTAATGGAACTTTACGAGTATACAAAAGATAAAGAATTCTTATTTGTAAGTTTTAAAATTAAAGGTATTGAAATCAATGTTAAGGATATAGATAAACTTTATTGTACAGAATGTTAAAAAGAAAGGTTGGAGAGAATGGATAGAGTATATACAGTGGATGATGCAAAATTCTTTTTAGAGAATTATAAGAATATACAAATGGAATGTAATGATTTTCTTTTAAATGCTTATCAACCAGGAGATAAAAATGAAGTTAGCGCACAAAAAACTGGAAGGGAAAACGAAAGAAATATAATAAAAAAATTAGATAACAAGGTATATCAAGAGAATAAAAGAATAATTAAGTGTATAGATAAGTTCTTAAAATCACTTAGTCCCGAAAGTTATAGAATAATATACTCCAAGTATTTCACGAGAATGAGAAACTACGATATTGCTAACAAATATCATATGGATATTTCTACAGTTAAAAGGAAAGTAAGAAAGTCTGTTGAAGGATTGGTAAAACTTTTAAATAATTTTTAAAAAGTTGAGCCCAATGAGCCATTTTTATGTGATAAAATGGTAGTGTGAGAAGTTTAACGGAGGAGTTAAGGTACGGTTGATATTTTTCTCTTTTAAAATTTTTAGTTAATACGAATTTCTTTTAATTGCTGGTTATAAAAAGAAATTAATGTGGAACACGCAAAAAGTGTTATTGAATTCCTCCGTTAAAACTTACTTAATAAACAAATTAAAAGCACTTTGATCGGTGCTTTTTTATTTTGTATAAATATTAAAATACCCCCCTCCTCATAAAATTTAAAGGGGACTTATAAAATAGGGGGTAGGCAAGGAGAATAATGTGAGGCTTGACAAGACCGGTACCCACCGTACCGCATTCGATAAAAACAAACAGAGGCTGCTAAAGACTCAAAACTGTTGTGGAATCTGTGGTAAACCTGTAGATAAATCTATTAAATACCCCGACCCTTTAAGTCCTGTTATTGACCATATAATCCCCGTTGCTAAGGGCGGTCATCCATCAGATATAGATAACTTACAGTTAGCACACTTCTATTGCAACAGACAGAAGTCAGATAAGTTATTTAGTAAAGAAAAAGAGATTAAGGAAGATGTAATAGGTAACAGAAATTTACCAAAACTGTTAGATTGGATGAATTACAAGGAAAAATAACCAAAAATAACCAAAAAAAGGCGAAAAAACGTAAAAAAAGCAAAAAAACAGCAAAAATAAGAAAAAATTGAACAAAAAGCCTAATTTATCAAGGTTTTTAAAAAAATTAAAAATGAAAACATTGATTTAAAAAGGTTTATGGGGGGTGAGACCCTCCCCACGGTTTCGGCTGACCTTCACGCCGTCACTGTACATTTTTTCTCGTGCGAAAATAACGATTAAAAGAAAGGAGTGATTTTATTGGAATATAAAGGAATAAATTACCTACGTAAAAAGCTTGCGTTGACTGATTGTAGAGTAGATTTAAGATATAGACAGTATGCAATGAAATTTAATGATGAACAATTTGGAATAACCATACCACCTCAACTGAGAAATCAATATAGGTCGGTTTTGGGTTGGTGTACAAAGGCTGTTGATAGCCTTGCTGATAGATTGGTATTCCGTGAGTTTGAAAATGATGATTTTAAAGTTAATGACATATTCAAACAAAATAATCCGGATATATTTTTCGACAGTGTTATCCTATCCTCGCTTATAGCTTCTTGTAGCTTTGTGTATATTTCAAAAGTTGGGGAGGATACCCCTCGATTACAAGTAATTGAAGCTAGTAATGCTACAGGAATATTAGATCCTATAACAGGACTATTAACTGAAGGATATGCAATTCTAAAAAAAGATGAAAATGATAAAGCACTGTTAGAAGCTTATTTCACAGATAAAGAAACTGTGATTAATGACAAGAGAACGGGTCAATCAACAGTAATAACAAATACTGCTGGTATTCCGTTATTAGTACCTGTTATTCATGCGCCAGATAGCGTAAGGCCTTTTGGTAGGTCAAGAATAACAAGGTCGGGAATGTACTATCAGAAATTAGCTAAAAGGACGTTAGAAAGGGCGGATATTACAGCAGAGTTTTATTCATTCCCTCAGAAATATGTGTTAGGAATGGATGTTGATGCCGAACCGCTTGAAACATGGAAAGCGACTGTATCTAGTATGCTACAAATCACAGTTAATGAAAATGGAGATAAACCTGCAGTAGGACAATTCACCACTCCGTCAATGTCTCCGTTCACTGAACAACTAAGAACAGCAGCTGCTTTATTTGCTGGAGAAACAGGACTTACTCTTGATGATTTAGGTTTTGTGTCTGATAATCCATCTTCAGTTGAAGCTATTAAAGCTAGTCATAAAAATTTAAGACTTGCCGGAAGAAAAGCGCAACGCTCTCTAGGGAGTGGACTTTTAAACGTTGCTTACGTTGCTTGTTGCTTAAGAGATGATTTCAAATATAACAGAGGTCGTTTTATTGATACTAAACCGAAATGGGAACCTCTATTTGAGGCTGATGCTAATATGCTTACTTTAATCGGTGATGGTGTAATTAAGCTTAATCAAGCATTACCAGGATATATTAATTCTAATGTAATTAGAGATTTAACTGGTATTAAAGGTGATATGAATGCTACTCCGAAAATTGAGGAAGTAGAACAAAAAACTACTAACTCAGAGGATAAGAAAAATAATAGAGTAATTTCTACATATGAGATTACTTCACTTTTAAGTAACTATCAAAAAGGAGTACTTTCTAAAGAGAATGCTATTTTACTTCTTACATCTACGGGAATGAGTAAACAAGAAGCAGAGGTAATGTTAAATAAAACTGAAATCTTGGAGAAAGTAAATGAGTAACGATCTATTAGGACGTATTACTCAAACGTTCGAGAAACGCTTAAAAAATGTAAGTATTAAAGCTACCTCCTATGAGGATGTAAATGATTATGCAGTGGCTTTAGGAGAAATCCTAACCACTGCTTTTAATATTCATATTACTGAAAATCCTGGAGAGATTATTGAACAAATTCTTAATGATAGATTAAAAGAAAATCACAGATTAATAACCGATTTTGGTAAAATGGTTCAAGATATTTTGAATAAACAAGCTAAAATTGGTTTAGAAACACAAATCCCTCAAATAAATCAAAGTAGAATAGATGGATTAGTAAGCAGGTTAAAAGAAGATGATTTTGAACAGTCAAAATGGTTGTTAGGTTCTCCTATAGTCAACTTTAGTCAGTCTGTAGTAGATGATATGGTGAGAAAAAATGCTGAATTTCATTATAAATCAGGCATGAGTCCTAAAATCATTAGAAAAGAAACTGGTAAGTGTTGTAAATGGTGTAAAAATTTAGTAGGTACATATAGATATCCTGCTGTACCTAAAGATGTATATAGACGACATCAAAACTGCCGTTGTACCGTTGAATATATTCCTAAAAAAGGTGTTAGACAAGATGTTCATACTAAAAAAATAAAATATGAATCAAAAGAAGGTAGTAAAGAATTACCTTATACAAGTATCAAAGCAGAATGGTTGAAAAATTATAAAGAACCTAAAGTTATAGAGGCTAGGTATTGGGAGAATAATGGGACTAAGTATTTTGTTGATGGAAAAAATGTTATCTTAGATTACTCTGTAAAAGAAAAAGAAATTGCTGAACTGATAGCAAATAAATTTGGATTAGAAGTACAGTTAAATCCTAAATTTCATAATCCTAAAAATATTTCATGTCCAGATTATTTACTAAATGGAATCGCTTATGATTTAAAAGAAATAACTAGTACAGGGAAAAATAATATAGATACGGCCATAAAAAGTGGGAAAAAACAAGCTAGTAGTTTTGTGTTGGACTATACAAAATCGGGTTTATCCCGAGAAGATATAGATAAAAGATTGAATAGATTATATAAAAATCCACATAGAACCTGGGTTAAAAATATAGTATTAATAAAAGATAATAACATAGAAGATGTTATTAAAAAATAAAAAAAGAGATGTCGACCCCCCTCCAAAAATTGTGGGGGAGGAGGATAAACATCTCTTTTATTTACCTTTATTATAATATAAAAAATAAAAAAAGTCAATAAATTGCCCTACCGTATGGCATTAAACTAGGTGGATTGGAAAGGAGCGACTAAATGGGTAAATTTGGTAGACAAACTCCTACTCAATCGGTGATTTTAGACTATAACGAAAGTCGCTATCAAGAAGCTGTAAATCTATATAAAAGAACTAAGTTAGATGTGTATGATTGGCAGTTAAATCTATTAAAAGCAATAATGGCAACAGATGAAGAAGGATTGTGGACACATCAGAAATTTGGCTATTCGTTACCACGTCGTAACGGGAAGACAGAGATTGTGTATATTCTTGAAATTTGGGCGTTACATCAAGGTATCAACATTTTACATACAGCACACAGAATTAGCACCTCTCATTCATCTTTTGAAAAGGTTAAAAAATACCTTGAAAAGATGGGATATGTAGACGGAGAGGACTTTAATTCTATCCGTGCTAAAGGTCAAGAAAGAATTGAGCTATATTCCACTGGTGGAGTGGTTCAATTTAGGACTAGGACTAAAAATGGTGGTCTTGGTGAAGGTTTCGACTTAATGATAATTGACGAAGCACAGGAATATACGATTGAACAAGAATCTGCTTTAAAATATACAGTTACAGATAGTAAAAACCCTATGACAGTAATGTGTGGAACACCTCCTACACCAGTGTCAATAGGGACTGTATTTACTAAATATCGTGAATCTTGCTTATTCGGAAAGAGTAAATACTCTGGATGGGCGGAGTGGTCTGTTGAGGCTGAAAAAGAAATAAACGATATTGATGCTTGGTACAATTCTAATCCTTCATTAGGTTATCATTTAACTGAAAGGAAAATTGAAGCTGAGCTTGGTGAAGATAAGCTAGATCACAATGTTCAACGTCTTGGTTTTTGGCCATCGTTCTCTCAAAAATCTGTAATTAGTGAGAGGGAGTGGGACGGATTGCAAATAAACGGAAAACTTAATTTTAAAGGCAAGTTATTCGTTGGTATTAAATACGGAAATGATGGAACTAATGTAAGCATGAGCATTGCAGTTAGGACTAATGATGAACGTATTTTCATTGAAACCATTGATTGTCAAAGTTTAAGAAATGGTAATATGTGGTTGATTAATTTCTTAAAAAATGCTGACGTAGCAAACATCGTTGTGGATGGTGCGGGCGGTCAGAAATTGTTAGAAGAGGAGTTGAAAGACTATAAGATAAAGAACATTATATTACCAACTGTTAAAGAAATAATCACAGCTAACTCAGTTTTCGAACAAGGTATATTTCAAAAGACTATTTGCCATAACGGTCAACCATCATTAAGGAAAGTAGCTACAAATTGTGAAAAACGTAGTATCGGTACTAATGGTGGGTTTGGCTATAAATCGCAGTTTGATGATATGGATATTTCGTTATTGGATAGTGCATTACTTGCACATTGGGCTTGTCACTCGATTAAGCCTAAGAAAAAACAAAGGATAAGCTATTAATTAGCTTAAATTACCGAACGGACGGGTAATCCGGATAAAGGAGAATAAAAAAATGACAGAATTTAAAGTAATTGAAACTCAAGAACAATTAGATGCAATTATAAAATCACGATTAGATCGTGAGAAAGCTAAGTACTCTGATTACGATACTTTAGCAGAAAAGATAAAAAATTTAGAGACGGAAAATACAAACTTAAAACAAACTATCACTGATAAAGAAACAAGTGAAAGCTCAACAGCTAGCAAAATTGCTGACCTTGAAAAAGATGTGACTGCTTGGAAAAATAAATCGCTTAAACAACAAATAGCTATAAAAAACGGTCTACCGTTTGACTTAGCTGACAGACTGCAAGGTGATACTGAAGAAAGTTTGAACGAGGATGCAGAACGTCTTGCATCATTAGTAAGTGTTAAAAATTATACACAGCCATTAGCTGATAAAGAACCTGCTTTTAAAGAAAAAGGAGTGGACTCAGCATGGCGTGATGTTGTTAAAAATTTAAGATAAAAAAAGGAGAATAAAAAAATGGCAGAATCAACAGCAACAAAAAAAGGGACTTTATTTAACCCAGAATTAGTAACAGAAATTATGAACAAAGTGCAAGGGCGCTCAACTCTTGCTAAATTATCAAATCAACAACCTATTCCATTTAACGGAACTGAACAATTTATTTTTAATTTAGAAGGTAATGCACAAATTGTAGGAGAAGGAGAATTAAAAGGAGCTGGGAAAGCTGTAATTACTTCTAAAGTTATTACACCGCTAAAATTTGTATATCAAGCACGTATTACAGACGAATTTATGCATGCTTCAGATGAGAAAAAACTGAACTTCTTAAAACATTACGCAGATGGCTTTGCTAAAAAAATCGCAGAAGCTTTTGACATTGCAGCGATTCACGGATTAGAACCGAAAGGATTAACTGATGCAAGTTTCAAAGCGACTAACTCATTTGACGGATTAGTAACAGGAAATGTTGTGACTTACAACGCTGCAACGATTGATAGCAATATCGATGATGCAGTTCAAGCTATTGTTGCGACTGACAATGAAGTAACTGGAATTGCAATGTCACCAGCTGCAGGACAAGCAATGTCTAAAGTTAAAGTCAATAACGTTGTACAATTCCCAGAATTTAGATTTGGACAACGTCCAGATAATTTCTTTGGTATGGAGTTAGATATTAACAAAACTTTAACTGCTCAAAGCGGAAAAGGTAAGAAAAATCATGCTATTGTTGGGGACTTCCAAAATAGATTCAAATGGGGATATGCTGAAAACATTCCTATGGAAATTATTGAATATGGAGACCCAGATGGAGCAGGTAGAGACTTAAAAGCATACAATGAAATTCTTTTACGTACTGAAGCTTATATCGGATGGGGAATTCTTGATGAAAAAGCATTTGCTCGTGTAGAAGAAGTATAGGAGGTAACTTATGTACGTTTATAAACATAAAGAAACTGAAGTAGAGATAGTAACAGAGAGTGAACTTTCAGGAGATTGGGAGCTTGTAAAAGAAGTTACGAAATCTACTAAAAAAACTAAGTCAGAAGAGGAATCTGACGAAGAATAGAGGTGTAATATGAATGCACTTGAACCGTTTGCTAGCGTTGATGATTTAGAAATTTTATGGAGAAAAGTTGAAATTCATGAGTTGTGCCGCTCTGAGGAGCTTTTAAGAACAGTTTCACACGTTCTTAGAGTTGAAGCTAAAAAAGTTAAGAAAGACTTAGATTTATTAGTTAAACAAGATGAGAGTTATTCTTACCTTGTAAAATCGGTCGTTGTTGACATTGTGGCAAGAACTCTCATGACATCTACTAATCAAGAGCCTATGACTCAATATTCTGAGTCGGCTCTTGGATACTCTGTTTCAGGCTCGTTTTTAGTGCCTGGTGGAGGACTGTTTATAAAAGATAGTGAGTTGAAACGTTTAGGACTAAAAAAACAACGATACGGAGTAATTGATTTCTATGACATTACTTAAAGGTATAGATATAGTTTTGATAGATAAAGTAGAAAATGGTGCGGATGAATTTAATCATCCTATTTTTGTTGACAAAGAAATAGTCGTAAAAAATGTGATAGTAGCCCCTGTTAAAACTGAAGATGTCACAAATGTAGTTAATTTAACTGGTAAAAAGGCTGAATACCAGCTGGGAATACCTAAGGGAGATAAAAACACTTGGGAAAATAGAGAAGTTGTATTTTTCGGTAGAAAATGGCGAACTATAGGTATTCCGCAAGAGGGTATTGAACCAATGATTCCATTAAGTTGGAATAGAAAGATTATGGTTGAAAAATATGAGTAAAAAATTTGAATTAAACTATAACGGCGTGGCAGAACTAATGAAAAGTCCTGAGATGATTGAAGTACTTAAAGATAAGGCTAGAGGAATTCAAGAAGCAGCAGGAGACGGTTATGAAATTAATTCATTCGTAGGTAAGAATAGGGCGAATGTCAGTGTTAAAACAAAAACACGTAAGGCTATTAGAGATAACAACAAAAATAACACTTTATTAAAGGCAATGAGATAATGATTGAACTTATTGTCAAAGAATATCTATCAAAAACACTTAATATACCAATTGTTTTTGAACATCAGAAAAATTTACCTAAACAATTCATAGTAATTCAAAAAACAAGCGGAAGTAGAGAAAACTTTTTAAATTCATCAACAATAGCAATTCAAAGTTATGGAGCTTCTATGTTTGAAGCTGCTAAATTAAACGAAAAAATTAAAAATCTAATGTATGACTTGATAACCGTGTCTGAGGTTTCAAAAGTTAGTTTAAATAGTGATTATAATTATACTGATTTAGAGACTAAAGAATACCGATATCAAGCTGTATTCGATATTCATTATTATTAAAAAGGAGATTAAAAAATGGCAAATGTAAGCAATGTAACATCAGCGAAACCGAAAATAGGTGGAGCTATTTATTCAGCACCATTAGGAACGGCTCTTCCTACTGATGCAACTACAGGACTAAATGCTGCTTTTAAAGCATTAGGATATATTTCAGAAGATGGGCTAACTAACGAAAACACGGCTAGTACTGAGAATGTAAAAGCGTGGGGCGGAGATATCGTTGATACTGTACAGACTGAAAAAACAGATAAATTTTCTTATACTTTAATTGAATCATTAAATATTGACGTTTTAAAAGAAATTTACGGAAAAGATAACGTAAGTGGAGATGTTGAAACAGGTATTACAATTAAAGCGAATACTAAGGAATTATCACAACATGCAGTCGTTATTGAGATGGTGCTAAAAGGTGACATCTTAAAACGTATTGTAATTCCTAACGGAAAAATTAGTGAAGTAGGAGAAATTAAATATGCTGACTCTGAAATGGTTGGGTTCGAAACTACTCTAAATGCATTCCCAGATACTGATGGAAATACTCACTACGAATATATTAAAAAAAAATAAAGATAGGAGATAAGTAGGATGAAAAAATTAACAGGTGTAACTAAAACAGGATTCGCATATTCTATTTCAGAAAAAAATGTAAGAAACTATGAATTAGTAGAAGCGTTAGGAGAATTAGATACTAATCCTCTTGCTTTACCAAGAGTGATGAATCTTTTATTAGGCAAAGAAGGAACAAAAAAATTAAAAGATCATGTTAGAGATAAAGATGGGATTGTAGACACTGAAAAAATAACAGCAGAACTTGAAGATATCTTTAAAGCTCAAGAACGATTAAAAAAATAGTAATCCTTGCTAGTATGTTGAATACTGATGAAGATGCTGTTATTTGTGACTTAGCTGAAACTTATCGGATCTATAATTACAAAGATATGCCACCAGAAACGGTGGCTATTTTTTGTAATGGCTTAAGAGATGATTCTAGAATTAAGATGAAAATGTCAGGTCAAAAAGTTAAGTTAGATACTATGCTACTAGCCTCAACTGTGGATAGATTAAGTTTATTAGTTTGGGCTAAAACAAAAGATGGTCAAAAGGGCAGAAATAAACCTAAGTCACTTGTAGATGGTATCAATAAACCTGTTAAAGTTAAAGAGGAATTAGCATTCACAACTGGTGAGGAGTTTGAAAAAATAAGAAATAGAATATTGAAGGAAGGAGGATAATATGGCAACAAATTTAGGTAAAGCATATGTACAAATTATGCCTTCCGCAAAAGGGATATCAGGGATGATATCAAAAGAACTAGACGGAGAAGTCTCAAGTGCTGGAAAGAGTGCTGGGAGTACTCTAGTTTCAACAATTAAAAACGCAGTAATTGCAGCTGGGATAGGTAAGTTATTTGCAGCTTCACTTACTGAAGGTGGGAAACTTCAACAGTCTCTAGGTGGAGTTGAAACATTATTTAAAAATAATGCTGATAAGGTTAAGCAGTATGCTAATGAAGCTTATAAGACTACAGGACTATCAGCAAACGCCTATATGGAAACTGTAACCGGATTTAGTGCTAGTTTAATTAAGTCATTAGGTGGTGACACTGCGAAGGCTGCAAAAGTAGCAAATACAGCAATGGTTGATATGGCGGATAACTCTAATAAGATGGGAACATCAATGGAGCTTATCCAGAATGCATATCAAGGGTTCGCAAAACAAAACTATACAATGCTGGATAACCTGAAATTAGGTTACGGGGGAACTAAGCAAGAAATGCAACGTCTGTTAGCTGATGCACAGAAATTAACAGGTGTTAAGTATGACATTAACAACCTATCAGATGTGTATGAAGCAATTCACGTAATTCAAGGCGAATTAGGAATTACAGGAACAACAGCAAAAGAAGCAGCTACAACATTACAAGGTTCATTTGCTTCTATGAAAGCAGCATTTTTAAACTTGATAGGTAATCTATCTCTAGGTCAAGATATTAAACCAGCTCTACAACAATTAGCTAGTACAACAATGACTTTCCTTGTAGGTAACTTTCTACCAATGGTAGGAAATATTTTAAAAGGATTACCATCTCTTGTGATAGGTGCATTCTCTGGACTAGCTGAGCAATTAAGAGGTGTGTTTGGAGATGAAGTAGTAAACAAAATTCAAGGATATTTAACTAAGGTTTCTGGAGCTGTAGAGTCATTCATTAATGTGTTGACAGGGTCAATTTCTAAACAAGAAGGGATAGACTTGATAAAAGCATTAGGTATTAATGAAAGAACTGCTGATTCAATTGTTAGCATTGCTGATAATATCCGAACTGCTTTTAAAAATGTTTGGGAAGCAATAAAAAATATAGTAGCAATTGTTGGAGATTTTATCGGAGATCTATTAGGAATTAACACTGCTGAAAGTGGTGTTAGTGGTGTAGCTTTAGCGTTTGAATTTTTAAGTAACGTATTAAAAGTAATATCACAATGGATAAAAAGTTTCACTTCATATTTACGAGAAAATCAGGTAGCACTTGCCTTAGTGAAAGTCGCACTAGGTTATATTGTTGGTAAGTTTATAGCACTGAAGATACTCGGACCTATTGTTGCTTTAATAAACGGATTCAAAACTGCTATTATGGCAGCAAAAACAGCGATGGCAATTTTCAACGCTGTAATGATTTTAAGCCCTATGACTGCACTTATTGTAGGAATAACGGCAGTGGTAGCTGCATTAACTTGGTTCTTTACACAAACTGAAACAGGTAAACAAATTTGGCAAGGTTTTGTCAACTTTTTAAAACAAGCTTGGCAGGGTGTCGTAGAATTCTTTAGTAGTATATGGAGCGGTATTTCAACAGGAGCAACAACCTTATGGTCTGGAGTTCAGGCTATTTGGGGTGCTGCTGTAGAAAAAATAAAAGCTCTATGGCAAGGTGTAACTGAATATTTCTCTAGTCTATGGTCTGAAATTCAAGAAACAACAAGTGCGGCGTGGACTTTCATCACAAGCTCAATAATGGCTATAGTTCAGCCGTTTATACAAGGATTTACTAATGCTTGGAACATTTTAAGGAATGGAGTTACATCTGTTTGGGATGGCGTTAAAACGACTATTCAAGGTATTTGGGAATTTATTAAATCTATTGTAATGGGAGCTGTATTAATCATTCTTGATTTTGTAACTGGAAATTTTGGGAAACTTCAAGAAGATTTAAAACTTATTTGGGATGGTATTAAAACAGCTATTCAGAAAGTTTGGGAAGGTATCAAAACAGTAGTATCAACAATAGTCAGTACTCTTATAGCATTATTAATAAATGCTTGGGAAAGTTTTAAAAATGGAATGATTGCTCTTTGGAGCTTCCTACAAACAACAGCTTCAACTATTTGGAATGGTTTAAAAACAGCTGTGATAACAATAGTAACTGGATTAATTAATGGAATAAGAGCTTTATGGGAAGGATTTAAAAATTTCTTCTCATCTCTAATAAATGGAGTAAGAAATACAGCTGTCAACACTTGGAACAGTATTAGGTCAAGTGTTGTAAGCATAATAAGTGGATTAGTGGGTGCAGCACAGAATGCTTGGTACTCATTCAGAAACGGAGTGTCCAACTTAGTAAGTAGCGTTTCTAACATATTCTACTCATTAAGAAATATCAACTTATGGAATGCAGGTAGTGCTATTATTAATGGATTCCTTAATGGGCTAAGGTCAGCTTGGGGAAGCGTTAGAAGTTTTGTAAGCGGAATAGCTGAATGGATTAGAGACAACAAAGGTCCGATTGAGTACGACAGAAAACTACTAATACCTGCTGGTAATGCAATTATGGAAAGTTTAGACAAAGGACTTTCAGATAAGTTTGAAACTGTAAAGAATACTGTTAGTGGAATGGCTAAAGATATTAATAAAGCTTTTACAAATGATATTTCAGATTTTGAAATAGGAGCTAGCATATCTAAAAATTTAAAAATTGAAGATATGAGTACAGCTGATTTTTCTTTAGAAGATAAGGATAGTAATGTTATTAAAGCGTTAGAAGTTGTACAAGACTTATTAAAAGATATTTCAAATAAAGATATTAACACTTATTTAGACGGTGAAATTTTAGCTAAAAACTCATATGATAGACAAATGACATTTGTTAGAAGGGAGGGTATTTAATAATGATTAAGATTAATGATGTAATTTTACCTCCTAAAGACTATGTGTTAGTTGACGGCGGAGAGATTCAAGTAGCAAAAAAACGCATATCAGAAGAAAATAAAATATATGGTATTAACGGAACTTATATACTTCATGATGAAGCTTTTGAAAGTCAAGAACGTACTTTGAAAATCTCTGCTGTTAATTTTGCTAAAGTAATAGAGTTAAGTAATCTATTAAAAGATTTCGATAATACAATAGAGTTTGATTATTTAAAATCATCTAAATATTATGCTGATTTAGTTGATATTACGTTCAATAAACAAGGTAATTCAAGGTGGTTAGTTAGTGTTAAGTTGATGTTTGACCCGTTTAGATATACTAACGAAAGTACTGAAATAAGACTTACAGCTAAAGGTACTATTAACAATATCGGAAATGTATTTTCAGAGCCGATAATCGAAATAGAAGGAAGTGGAGAGGTGAGTTTGGCAATAGGTAGTCAAATTATGTTCTTAACTTTAGACAGTAAAGCAATTATAGATTGTAGACACAGAAGGCAAAATATATACGATAAAAATAATGTTTTAAAAAATTCAATCCGTAAAAAAGGTGGGTTCTTTGAAATACCACCGGGATTACAAGGAGTTGTGACTACTGGGAATGTTACAAGTATTAAAATAAAAGGCAATTGGAGGTGGCGTGTATGATCTATTTAAAAGAGGGAAAAATCCCTCTTAATTTTTCTTATAATGATGAAATAGAACACGAAGGAAATAGCAAATATCAATTAAGTTTCAAATTTCCAACAAATAATCCATTGTGGGAAGAGTTAGTAGAAGAGACACTTTTACTAGCTGACGACTTACACGGAGAACAGGAATTCATCATATTTGAAGTAGAAAAACATCACGCTTATATTACTGTATATGCTAACCAAGTAGCTACATTACTAAATAATTATTCTATCACTGAAATAAGCGTTAATAACGCTAGTGGAGATAGAGTAATGAGAAGTCTTACAAGTAGTATTATTCGTAAACACAATTTTACATTCTCCTCTGATATTGCCAATACTCACAGTTTTAACTTAAAAAATGTGACAGTAGCAAATGCCTTATTTAGAGATAAACATTCTATAATAGGTCAATGGGGCGGAGACTTAATCAGAGATAAATATGATATTAGATTATTAAGTAATGGTGGAAGCAACAAAGAAGCTTTATTTATGTACAAAAAAAATCTAAAATCATACCAACAGAAAAAATCTATAAAAGATTTAAGAACAAGAATCCACTTCACAAAAACTATTAACTCACAAAAAGAGGGCGAGAAAGATAAAGTAATAGCTGTTACTGTTGATAGTCCGTTGATTAATAAGTATAAAAACATTTACGAGGGAAATTTAGATGTAAGTGATCAAGATGTTATAGATGAAACAACATTACGAAAATACGGTGAAAATTACTTCAAAACTACATTGTGTGATGTAATTGAAGAAAGTATAGAGATTGATGTTGTGGGTAGACCTGATGTGCCTGTTGGGATATTTGACACGGTTACAATATTCCATGAGAAATTTAATCTTGATGTTAAGAAGAAAATCACAAAATACACTTATTCCCCTATGGGACGCAAGTTAAAAACTATTGGTTTTGGTAAAATCCAATCTAATTTAGGAACTACACTAGCTAGCATGGTTGATAATGCAGTGGCTGAACAAGTAGAGAGTAAATTAGATGTTTTTAAAATTCAGAAAAATTTAGACCAATTATTAAAACTTGATAAGAAAAGTATTGAAGATAAACTAGTCGAACTAGAAGAAAAATCAAAAAGTGCAGTTGAAGTTAAAAAAGCTTTATTCGAAGCTGACGGCGAAATTCCAGAAATAGTTAAGACTAGAATTCTTGATGCAGTTGAAGGGAATATCGCTAGATTAAAAACGATAATCACAGAAGCTGAAATGATTAAGGCTATTCAAGCACAATTAAATTTTGCAGAGATAAAAAATGCAATGATTGACAAAGCGTTTATCAAAACATTGGTTTCCGATGAAAGTTTCAGACAACAATTCGAAGCTGGAGAAGTTAATACACAAAACATTTTTACAAAAATGCGTGATGCTATTCAATCTAGTATTAGAAAAGATTTCATAACTAAAGAAGAAACTAAGAGATTAATCAACGATTTAACGATTAGTGCTGACGGTATTCGTCAGATAGCTAACGAAGAAAGCGTAAAAACATACGAAAGCAAGAAAACTGAATTAAGAGGTTCAGACGGAAAAAATGCGTATGTATTTAAAAAGTATTCGAACTTTGCCGACGGTCGAAACATGAATGACGACCCTAATTCCCAATATATAGGGATTTATACAGGTAGTAAATCAACAGCACCGTCCGACCCAACTGAATATAGTTGGACTAAGGTGAAATTTGAAGGAAAACTGTATAAAGGTTATGCCAACAGTACAAACGGACTAGATTTTACCGTTGTTGAGCCGGACGACAATTCATTTCTATTAGCAAAAAATAGACCTCGTGTAAATATTACTAACGATGATGACATTAGCGATATTTGGCAAGCTAACATGTTCTTAGCGTTGAAACCTAACACTAAATACACCCTTACAGCTAGAGCAAAAGGTAATAACAACAAATTATGGGCTTACTTTAGAAACAACAAAACTTCACAAGAGTACTCTTGGGGTCAATTGGAGTTCGGGAACACATTACAAACTAAGAATATAGTATTTACAACAGGCAATGATGTAGATGATGTGTTATTTAAGTTCATATTAGTACCAGAGGACGAAAATTGGACGGGCGTTCAAGTAGATTGGTACACAATTCACGAAGGGGACAGACCTTACACGGATTATCCAACCAACGAGCCGGCACAATACCATAAATATAGATATTTTGGTTATGTTTTTAAAAACGGAACGCCAACAGCTGGTGACTTTGATTGGTTTGATATTCAACAAAAATCAATCACAGGTGACAAATACACTCATTTAGTATATTCGGATAATGCGGACGGTAGTGGTTTCGGACGTGAACCAAAAGCTTACATGGGGATAGCAAGAACTACATCACCGGTAACGCCAACAGACAAGAAGGCTTTTAAATGGGTTAGGTTAAAAGGTGATGCCGGAAAGTCAGCACCGAACTTTAATCTATTACTAAATACGGAGATTAAGTCTAGCAGCTCTTACACATTAAACGGAGCGTCGCCAACAATTAATCAAAACGACTTTAACGGTCGTAATTCTGTAGAAATTAATAATAATGGATTAACAAATTATGGTTGGAAAGGTATTTCATTTAGAAGTTCTAAAAAGGAATTTAAACGTGGTGAAACTGTTGTAATCAGATTGCCAATCTACATTTACAGCGATGTTAATGTAGATAATGGAATTACGTTGGCTTTAAAATCTCACGTAGGTAACAAGACACTAACAGGGTTTAACCTTGACAATGGAACCGCTAGAGATACATGGGTTATTAAAGAGATTCAGTACACAGTCCAACAAGATTTTACATCACCAGCAGACAACCTATTCTATATTTTCTCAACGAAGAACGGACACTTTAAAATAGCTGAACCTTATATGGCGGTTGATGGCGATATGCCAAAAGATTGGATGCCAAGCTTAGAAGATTTAAAAGCTCATTCATTGACAGCAAACGTAAGGGTAGCTGGGACTTACGAAGGTAAGAAAAC